AGAAAAAAACCCTTTGCACTGTGTTCATACATATGCAATAGTATATTTATAGTCTAACGTATACTGAGGGTTGCGCAAGGCATCCCGGCATTGAAAACTCCATTCAAGAATTTCAAACAATGGCGAATGGACACGGCGGCCAGCGCGCGGGGGCCGGACGCCCCCGCGGTTCCATTGGCAAAGGCGCGAACCTGGCGAAAAACGCCGCCAAGGACTATGCCCTCTCTGTTGTCGAAGATCCCGAGGTGCGAGCCATGGTACTCGCGCAGGCCAAAGCCGGCCACCTTCCCCCGCCCATCTTCCAAGCCCTGATGCATTACGCCTGGGGCCGTCCTATTGAGAAAATCGAACACTCCGGCGATCCTGATAAACCTGTGGTGGTGAGGATTCGCCGTGCGCACTGAGACGCCTACCGAAATCCTGCTTGATTTTCCCTATTTATTTCAACCACGTTCCTACCAATGGCGCCTCTGGGACGCTTGGGACAGCGGGATTCGCCGCTTCCTGCTTGTGTGGCATCGTCGTGCTGGGAAAGATAAGACCATCTTGAATTTTTTGATCGAACAGATGCTGGATCGTGTTGGCAACTATTACCACATTTTTCCCAAGCTGAATCAGGGCCGGCGGGTTATCTGGGACGGCATTGACCGTGAGGGCAAGCGCTATCTCGATCACTTTCCGCCTGACCTGCTCTACCAGGAGCCTAATAAAGCCGATATGCAGATTGTCCTGGTGGACCCTGCGGACAAAAGGAAGCCTGGCAGTACGTATCAGATCCTAGGGACAGACCGGAATCTTGATGTGCTTGTGGGCGGCAACGGCGTGGGCATGATCTTTAGCGAATATGCCCTTCAGAATCCGGCGGGGTGGAATATTGCTCGACCGATTCTGCGCGAAAATGGCGGATGGGCGGCCTTTGCCTACACGCCTCGAGGCAAAAACCACGGCTATGAACTCTACCGCACGAACGTCAATAATCCGGAGTGGTATGTTGAAGTGCTCAGCGTGGAGCAGACACGCCGGGATGGCCAGGGCGAGGACGGCAAGCCCGTGATTAGTCAGGCCGATATCGAGGCAGATCGCCGGGAGGGCATGAGTCAGGATCTCATTGACCAGGAGTATTACCTGAGCTGGGAAGCCGCCATCCCTGGGGCTTACTATGCCAATGAGTTTCGCCAGGTGGACCAGGAGCGGCGTATTACCCGCTGTCCCTACGACGCCTCCTATCCCGTGTATACGTTCTGGGATTTAGGGATTGACGATTACACGTCCATCTGGTGTGTGCAGTTCGTCGGGCGTCAGGTGTGTTGTATCCACTACTACGAGAATCATGGGTATGGCGCAATCCATTACGGGCAGTATCTCAGTCATCTGCCCTACCAGGGCAATTACCGCGCCCATCTGCTGCCCCACGATGGGCATAACCGGGAGTGGGGCACGGGCGAGCGCCGGGAAGACGTGTTGCAGCGCCTCGTGCAGGGCGTGGTGCGCAGCGTGCAACGGACTAGCCTGGTGACGGGTATTGATAACGTGCGGACACTGTTTCCACGGCTCCTGTTTGACGAGGAAGGCTGTGCCGTCGGCATCAATGCATTGCGCGATTATAAACACGAGTGGGATGAAGTGAAGAAGACCTTTTCTGCTCATCCCGAACACGACTATGCCTCACACGGGAGTGACGCCTTGCGGACACTGGCCAATAGCCTAGACGTCGTGGCGGGGATTGAGGATGAGTTCCGCTTGCAAGAGACGCCAGATCCGCCCACGCCTCCGCCGATGGTGCTAGGGCGCTTTGGCGGGCGCTCAACGGCCTGGATGGGGCACTAGGGGGCAGCATGAGTGATATTGAGCACGATTGTCGCTGGCGGCTGGCTGAAGCCTATATGGGGTGGTGTCTTGCCCAGGGCATGAAGCTGTTGAACTGGGTGGCGTACTGTCGGGCACTAGGGCTCGATGTGCCCTAGGCAGGATGCATTCACCCTCCTGGATGGGGCACTAGGGTGCTGTGTATAAAAAGTGGAAAACTTGCGATAAACGTATGAGTGTGGCGGCTGTGCGGGCTGTGGATACGTGCGGCATACGTGCGGCACGGCCCAGTTGCTCCACTGATCACTTAATCTAGCAAAGCGCATAAGAGGTGAGCAGTGCGGATGCCTGTAGCGGAAATGAAGGCGAAAGTGCCCGTTACGCTGAAGCGTCGCATGTACAAGGCGCTGCGGCGGCGGGGTGCACGGTTTCCGCACTGGTTGCGTGCCGCAATGGAAGACTGGTTGCGGGTGCATGAGCACGAATACGAGGAGGCGGCGCAGCAGGCACGGGGAGAGCCGTCTGCCCTGGAAGGGATTGACATATGACCATGCGGATGGCAGCACTGATGGGGAGCGTGTGGCTGTACCTGTCCTTTGGTTCCATCGTGCTGGCGCAGAACGGGATGGCCCCCTGCCATGACTTTCGTATTAACGCCAAGGGGACCGCTGGGGCTGCTATTGCGGTCTCTACGGCCGTGGTGCCCATCGTCGATGCCAACACGTCACGGTGCCGCTTGACCATTACCAATGCGACGGCCAACCCGGTCAACTGTGCTGAGACCACTGGCAAGTATGTCCTGGTGCCCAGTGCAACCGTGGGTTTGACCATTCCCGGCAACACCATCTTGGTGATTCCGACGCAGGCTGGGCAGCAAGCGTGGAGCTGTGTTCGGCAAGGGGCTAGTGATTCCTCGATAACAACAGGTGAGGACTTGCCGTAACATGCGCTTTGTTATTACGGTGCCAGACGAGCTCTGTGAGTCATTGTTGTTGTGGTCGCAGGCCGATTGTCGCTATCCCAAGCAGCAGGTCGAATGGATTATCGTCCAGGCACTCAGGCAATGGGTTGCCGCGACCAATGTTTCGAGGCCAGCGCCGGCGGACGTCATGGCTTGGGGACACGCGCAACGCGCGCATCACGATGAGCGCATAGGGCGAAATGAGGGCTAGGTATGCAGATCCTTGCCGTGTGCCCCCACTGTGGTCAGCGTCGGGCTATGCTGCTCACGCGGGCCGAGTTTGTCGAGGGTTGGCTCGAGCCGCAAGTCTGTTTGATTATTGTGCCAGAGACGGCGGCCATTCCGGTAGACCCAGAAGACACAGAGGCTTCAGCGCCGCCAGCGCCAGAGCCAAGACTTGGGGAAAGGAGGACATAAGTGCCAGCAAAATCGCGGTCGCAACAACGTTTCTTTGGGGCTGAGCTTGCACGCAAGCGTGCGGGCGAAAAGACTCAAACAGGCTTGAGTGAGGCGAAGTTAGAAGAGATGGCCAGCAAGCCTAAGGGCAAGAAGTTACCCGCAAAAGTGAAGGCGAAGAAGTAACATGGCGACGCTGCCTCCCGGTCTTTCTCCCACGGCGGTGCCGTTCAGGCCTGATCCCCGTGTGTCTCAGCGCGGTCAGCCCATTATCCAGACCCGCTCTGATGCCGATGCCCGTGCGCAGTATGAGCGCCGTGTGCAGCAAGACCGCTTCATCTGTGACCTGGCGCACCAGCGCTTTCAGGCTGTCGAGCGCTTTGAAGGCGTCTGGCGCACCAAGGCGCTGAAATGCCTCAAATTCCGGGCAGGGGAACAGTGGGAAGCCGCCGAAATCTATGCGCGCACATCGGGTCCCAACCCCCGGCCGTGTCTCACGATCAACCAGACCGGGAAATTTATCCGGCAAATCACGAACGCTGAGCAGCAGAACCGGCCGGCGGGCAAAACGCGCCCGGTGGGATCAGGCGCTGACGTCGAGACGGCGGCGGTGTTTGACGGACTTATCCGTAGCATTCTACAAGCGAGTGACTGGGATACGGTTGTTGATACGGCGTTTGATGCGGCCGTGACGCACGGCAAAGGCTATATGCGCGTGCTCACAGACTATGAGAGTCCGTGGAGCTTTCAGCAGGTGCTGCGCCTGGAGCGGATTCTTAATCCCTTTGCGGTTTACCTGGATCCCGCTGGGCGCCGGACTCCCGATTATCACAGTGCGGAGTGGGGGTTAGTGGTTGAGCGGATGACTCGTGCGCATGTCTGCGAACGTTACGAGATACCGCTAGGGGTCTCCAGCACCTGGGCCAGTACGGGGGATGGCTGGGTCAGCCGCGACGAGGCGCTGCTGGTGGATTACTACTACCGGGAAGCGTTGCAGGTGCAGTTAGTGCAGCTGCGCAGTGGGGAAACGCGCTATGTGCCGATTATGCAGGCCCAAGACGAACTCACCGAGGATGAGCAGGCGCAGGAAGCGGCGCTGCTGTCCAGTGTGGCCTGGGAAATGCTGCGCTATGGCGTGACGCCGCTCCTGGACACGGAAGCGGGCATGGTCCAGCAACAGCGCCGGAGCGAACTCCCGATTATCCGGGCCTGCAAACTGGTGGGGGACACGATTGTTGAGCGGTCTATTTGGCCGAGTCGTTATCTGCCGATTGTGCCAGTCATTGGCGACGAGATCGACCTCAACGGTGAAGTCGAATATCGTGGCGTGGTGTGGGACATGATTGATGCTCAGCGAGCCTACAATTACTGGACAACGACGGGGGCGGAAACGGTCGCCCTAGCGCCCAAGTCCTCGTATATTGGGACGGTGAAGCAATTTCAGAATCGCCCGGAATGGGCCTCCGCGAACACGGTAGCATACAGTTATCTGGCATACAATCCCGATTTTGCGCCCAATGGTCAACTCATGCCTCCTCCGCAGCGGCAGACGGCTGAGCCCGCCATTCAGGCGATTGCCGTGGCCAGACAGCAGGCACAACAGGATCTCTATAATACGACGGGGTTGACGCCAGCCGATTTAGGGGAGCCGTCGAATGACACGAGTGGGCGGCATGCGGAAATCCGGCGCAACGAGAGTGAAATGGGGAGCTCGCACTATGCCGAGCATTTACGCTGGGCAGTGCGCCATGTCATGCGTATTTTAGTCGACGCCATTCCACGGGTGTACCGAGAGCCTGATCGGGTGCTCAGGATTTTGGGCAAGGATGACAGCGTGCGGCAGATTATGCTCCATCCCGACCCGCAAGCGCGGCAAGCCGGCCTGCAAGAACTACAGGCCGGGGTGGAGGGCATCTACAACCTGAGCGTGGGGACCTATGATGTGGTGGCGGATGTCGGTGCCAATTATAAGACCCAGCGCCAGGATGCGGTGGAGAACCTGATCAAGGTGGCCGAGACGATTCCGACGCTCGGGGCCGTGATTCCTGACCTGATCGTGGGCAATATGGACTTTGACGATGCCAAAGAGGCGGCGCGTCGGGCGAAGTTGACGCTGCCGCCTGGCATGTTGCAAGACGATGAAGGTCAGAAGCCCGAAGACCTGTTACCTGTGGTGATGCAGCGGCTGCAGCAGAAGACGCAGGAGGCCCAGGCGCTCAATGCTCACGCGCAGCAAGTAGAGCAGGTGGCAAGCCAAGCCACGCAGGAGAATCAGCAGTTGAAGCAGGACCGGATGATGGAGCTGCGGGAGATTCAACTCAAGGAGCGGGAAGTCGAGTTGCAAGCGACCGAGTCGGCGATGAAGGCGCGGCAGGACATGGCGTTGTTGGAGATGGAGCGCACAAAAATGTTGATGAGTCAGCGCCAGGACGCGCATACGGCGGTGAGCAATGTGACGGGGCTGATGCGGCATCTCCAGGAGATGCGGGAACAACTGGACCGGCTGGAAGCTGAGG